AGTCTAATGCAGACTCGTTGTAGTCTGGTGCTTGACTAAAACTAATTAATTTAACGCTCAAATTTTTCTCCAAGTTTTCTTTTTATAAGTTTCAGAGTATTCATACACTTTCCATGGAATACCACTTCGATATATTACTCCTGCCCAGCTAAACTCTTCTTTTGGCGGGGACTTTTCATCAAAGGGAAAAGGGCAGTCCTTACACCAAATAACTGTTGCAAGTGTCTTCTTTTCTCTTTTTACAATTTTATGGTAGATAATATCTACCTTTTCTGTTTTCTCATAGTGAAACACCCGCCCTGTACTATCAATAAATGTCTTGGCTCTGTGTTTCATTAGCGAAACTTCATCTTGTATCATATATTTTAGCGGATACAAAGATTTCATAGGAGACTGTAATCTCCTAATTCCTAAGTTTCGACCCTTCATATTTTTGTCATCCAGTACTTGATCGTCTAGCCATAATATACCGTCCAAATAGTCGATATTATCACTATGAATGACAAAAATAGGAAAGACCAACTCTTCCCTATTTGTGACTAAGTAGTCCACTCCGTAGCCCACCAATGGCTTCTGTCTCCGTACTTATCTCTTGCAGTACCGAGATACACCAATTCTTTTGCAAACTTCGATAAACGATAGCAGATTTGGTGTCCTTCATCATAGAACTCCATAATGCTATTCATTGTTCCTACAGCTTGTTTCTGCCACTCAGGATTGTACATACATACTTCTGCTGTACCAGGAAACATACTTACTTTAGGGTCAGTAACAAGTACTTTATCAACATGAGGATATTCTTTTCCTGCAAATTTTTCACTTACTTCTACTGGTCTTACTCGACAGTGTGCTACCAATTTTCCTTCAGGGTTATAGACTAGCTGAAAATAACAATGCTTATCAAGGCTATCAAGAGGATTACATATTCGTTTGTTTCTGACCACCATATATTCGACAAGTCGGTTATAAATGAGTCCCAACTCTTTTTTATGTAATTGGTCATAGTTTTTACCATAGATAGTATATCCATTTTCTAACTCCTGAATAAAATCATATTCCATTATCTATTAACTCCAATACTTTTTTATAGGCTTCTCTTTGTCCTATTAATTTACTTTTTGCCCATTCTGGGATGTGCATGACTGCTGTTTTTTGATTTAGTTTACGATCAATTACTGTCAGTCTTTGTTCTATTTCTTGTCTTAAATTCATGTCTTTTGAACTTTGCATAGTATTCAACTCCTGCACTATACCTTACATTAGCTTCTGATGCCACTGTTAACGCATTTGTGTACTCTAAACATTTCCAACATTTGCCACAGGCTTGGTATCCTACAGTCTCGTCGCCTTTCTTTAATAAGCCTTGAGGTTGTACGCAAGTCCAGACTAATTCCATTAATTTGGGGTCAGTCTGCATCAACATAGCTACCATTTCTATTTTTGTTAAAAAACTCCCCGGATCAATACACATAGGAGTTTCTGCTAGTGCTTCCCAGTTAATATTTGTACCATCCCATGCTGAAGATTTAAACATAGCAATAACTTTACGCCATGACCTAAAATATAAGCCCAACTCTTGCCTATCTTCAGAATTAGCACCATTGATTAGGTACTTAAAATTTATTCCGTGAGGATTAGCAATACATTGAGCCATAAAAGCACTCATGCCTGAAAAGAATACTGGTACATTTCTTGTTAAGTTAAATTTAGTGTTCTGACCTCTACTCATATCCCATACAAAAGGAACCCCAAGATATTCTGCTTGTTTCCTTGAATAAAATAATGAAGCATCTGCGTATAGCTTACCTTGACTTTCATCATACCAATGAGCTGCCAAAGGTACTAAATGAGGGTCAGCTATTGCATATTTCAACCCCCATAAACTTTCTACTCCCCCGCTAAGAGGTGCGTAAGTGTTAGTATCAGGACTTGCACTTGCGTAAGCTAATTCGCTATCTGTTAGGTCACTCATCTATCTACCCACATTTTGAATTCATCATAACCACCGATGTATTCATCTCCTGCTTTAATCTGCGGAAACGATCGAGCCCATGGGAAGTTTTCTGACATTTTTCTCATGTCAAAGTCTACTCCCAACTTCAGAACTTTAACCTCATATCCTTTTCTATTAGCCAAAGCAATTGCTTGGTCACAAAAAGGACAGTGGTCTTTACTGTATACTGTTATTTGCACTTTTCTTCTCCAAATCTTGCCAACTTTCTTCTATATCCTTACCGCCGTTTGCGCTGGCTATTTTTGACATTTGCTCCATAGTAAAGTCATCAGGGTAAGGTTTATGTACTACCATTTCACTTACATAATACTCATTATTAGCAGCCATATTTACTAATAAAAGTGCCACATCGTAAGCATCAATTAGATACTCTCTGTCGATACCTACTGTCCATGCACTATTCGTGTAACCTACTGAGAGGTTCTGGATACGGCACTTGTTTTTATTAGGGAAGTCCCGCCCGGCTTTGATACAAAACTTTGCCATTTCTAGCTTGTTTTTCTCATAGGTTGGGAGTCCATGTGGGTAGTAACCCGCAGTAGACCCCGTGTTTATGATTATCTTACCCGGGCGGTCTTTCCAGCGTTTATACAGAACTTTCAAGATTCTATACTGAATATCTGGCATATATGCATGATTAAAAACAATGTCGTAATCCTCATGGATAATGTGATTTATTACAGTATCACCGTTTAATTCCAACATGTTAAACCCGTTCTGCCTACTCAATCCATCAACGGTTTGAGCTCCAGCAAATTTACAAATCTCGTAAATCTCTTTACCTATTCCACTGGTATGACCAGTAATTGCGATTCGTTTTCCTCTCAAAAAGTCCATAAGTATTCCTTACGCTATTGGTGCTAATGCTAGCATCACGATTAAAAATACAGAACCTAGAATAGCCATTTCAAATGTACTCTCCAAGTCCTGACTTTCAAACAGATGTCTAGCGGTATTTATTAAGTATTTCATCTGTATAATATGACTCCCACTTGCCAAATGAGTAATCGTCTCCGATATCGAAGTCGCAACCCACTGGGCAGCCTGGTATTGAAACGCCTCGATCTTTCTGAACGAAGGATTTCAGATTACTACAATAGTCGTCTACTTCATCAATGGGTACTTCTGCCAGTATGGAGTCATGCACAAGTCCAAAGATTTTCGACTTCATTCCCGTCCTATTGATGTAATTTTGCGTGTCTATCGCACCCAATAGATTGATGTCCGATGCGACAGATTGGACAAGAAAGTTAATACCAGACCTTACTTCGTGCGACGCAATACCTTTGTCCTTAGACTTGGCATTTGGAAGTCTACGCTTCCTACCAAACACACTGTAGATGAAGGCGTTTGTTCTAATCTGCGCTTCACAGTCGTTTAGCCACTTTCGTAAGTTAGGGAATGATTGGAAGTAATTTCCGATAACTCTCTGTGCCTCTTGCATTGTGAACTCCTTACCAGAGTCCTTCGTAACCTGCCAACTGATTTTAGCTGGTCCAGCACCATACATGATGCCAAAGGTTACAGCCTTTGCTTGCTGACGTTTGTCTCCATAAAACTCGGCAACGTCTTCCACTTCACAAGGCAGGTTAAAGACTTGTTTAGCAATCGTAGAGTGGAAGTTGCCTCCACTCTTGAATACATTCATCAAGCCCACGTCGTTCGCCAAAACAGCTGCCACATACACCTCGGCAGTTGTTAAGTCCATAGCAACGATTTTGTGTCCTTCTCTCGCTTTGATACAACCTTTAACAGTCGGATTATCACGAGGAAGTTGCTGCATATTCAATTTACCGCTAGATGAAAGTCGACCAGAGGTAGTGCCATGCAAGTTAAAACCTGTACGGAGTCTACTATCTCTATCAAGATTTGGAATAATCTTATCAAGATAAGTATTCTTAATCTTTACTTTTTGTCTAATTTCAAGAATATGCCTTGGAACAGGGTGTTGTTCTGCAAGTTGTCCTAAGACTTCTGCATCCGTGCTATCTGCTCCTGTACCAGTCTTTTTACCCGTTGGGGTTAGACCGATATAATCAAACAACAATGTCCTTAGTTGGACTGTTGAGTTTGGATTGAATGAGTCACCTTTAGCCGCTTCAAATTGTCGCACTTCAGGAAATTCGTACAGTTCTGCAACTGCTTTATTTATATCTTCCTGCATGATTTGCTGAGCAATCTCTAATCGCTCGCGGTCAAATGGGACACCATTGTCCTCCGTTTGTCTCAGAAATTCACAACCAGTGAGAAGCATATTTTCATATACATGCAACAATTTCTTGTTTTTCTCAATGGCAGCACGCATCTTCTGATACAATAAGAATGTAACTACTGCATCCATTGCAGCGTACACTTTCATAACGTCAAATGGAATCATTTCATAACTAAATGATTCTTTTAAGATTCCATGTTGCTTACGATACTGTTCACTAAAATCTTGCAATGGTTTTTCATAATCTCCATAAGGAGTATGTTTCATTGCTAGAGTCTTTAGACCATGAGTACCAGGTTGTTCGTCAAACATATAATGCATAAGCATTGTATCTTCAAAGTTAGGAAACTCAAAGTTAAAGTGATAAATGAACCAGTGTAAATCGAACTTGGCGTTATGAAATACTACAGTTTTCTTGTTGAAGAGTTCCTGCATTTTTGCTTCGACATCTTCGTCAATTACCTCGGTATCCACGTATACGCCATGATCAGGCTCATAAGACATACTAAAACCAAGCATATAACCGTCTCTACAGTATAAAGCGCTGGTCTCCGAGTCCAGGGCGATATAAGGTAAGGGGTGGCTAAGGGCTTTGTCAAGAAATGCCATACATTCTTCTTTGGTTTGTATGCCATAACATCTATCCTCGTCTAGTTTTTCTATTTTTAGTTTACCAGAGACGTATCCAGTAATACTTTCTACTGCCTCCTCAAAGTTCTTTTTAGCTTCAGGTTTGAACTTGATAATCGCAGGATTAATCAGAGCCATAAACTTCTCATCAATAATCTTACCATTATACTCCGTAACTGAAGTCTTGCGAGTAAAGTGTTTGAAAGGCTCAGCACCAACAAGAATTAACCAGTCATAATCATCTGTGTTAATCTCTAGGTCTACATCCTTTTTCAGAATCTTCTGTTTAGAACTATCTGAACAAAGGGCAAACCTTTCAAATTCAAACTCGAAATACTTATCAAAGTTAGTAGAGGTTGGTTTTGTTTCTATTAGTGCTACATTAGCCATATAATCTATCCTTTATCCTCTTACATTGATCTGGAGATAGACTTCCTGGGTCTACTCCATCTTTTAATTTTACTTTCTGTACTGAGAGTTCCAGCTTCTCAGCAATTGTTTGTAGCTGTTCAGCAGCTTTCTGACCTGCTTCATCGCCATCAAACATAATGTCTATGCCCTGGACACCCTGCAACTTTAATAGATTGAGTTTAACCCAATCCATTTGCTGAGTGCCAAAACAACAAACAGTATTTTTTAGGCCATTGTCCCATAGGTTGAGACAATCAAAGATTCCTTCTACAAGTAAAACTCTGTTTTGTATTGGTTTTACTTTTGCTGGTGTAAAAGGCATCTTTACGCCATGTGGGTAGATGTAATACTTGTCTTTTGGACTACCCACAATTGATCTTCCGAGCAGTGCTACTGTCTTACCAGTCAAATCTCGAATAGGGAAGATGATCCTGCCTTCAAACTTGGGGTTTCCACTCCAAGTAAAGGCTTGCCATATCTTGAGGGTTTCCTCTGATATATTGCGGAACGGACCACCTTTCCATTCGATACGATCTTCTGGGAGTTGAATACCGACAGTTTGTGCTCTTGCTTTTGCAATCTTTTCTTTAATTCTGTGAATCTTGACTTCTAGTGGACTCTCTGGTGCACCGAAGTGTGTAAATAAGTTACCTTTGAACCCACACGAGAAACAGTGCATAATGCCTGTTACTTTATCTACTCGTAAGCTAGGGTTCGAGTCGTCATGCTCAGGATTTAGGCATGATATGATAGCGTCCTGTCCTTTGACAGTAAATGGAATACCGCGTTCGTCTAATAAGTCTATTGCTATCATTTATATAATATTATACCAAAATTTAAGTGCGTTGTCAAGGTTTATTTTTGTGATCCCAAGTAAGTTGATCTCCTAGTCTTTCGAAGTGTCTCATCTCTTCCCCACTAGGGTCTACATCATCTATGTAGTATCTGCTTTTCCAAACCAACTCAACCATTTGAAACCATACTGCTACTGCTTTATCTCTAAAGTCTTTATCACCCCACAGATAAAACGGCAACCACCACTCCTTATCAAAGCGGCATACGTTTACTTTTTGTGTCCCACGTTCAGGGTGTTTAAGTACTACTTGTTTCATTGCTCGTAGTCTTTGACTACCAGCGATTGGATACCAACTAGGCATAACGAGTAGTGGGCTCTTCATACCATGTTCCGTTAATGATTCTGCTAAAGGTTCATTAAGAGGAACTCGTGTTATATTCTTCTTAACTGCGTCTTCATTTAATAACTCATTAACAGTCCTCACATACCAAGTATGCGGAGGCAACGGGACACCTTCTGCAGTAGCCCTACTTACTCTATCATCCGCCATTAATTCTACTCTCTACTTCTTCGAATAGGGCTTCTATTTCTTCTTCTAACTGTTGATGAAGACTTGGAGACTTTGCTTGTTCCTGTAAATGAATAAGCTGCTCCAAGTGTTCTTGTTCTTCGTCAGTCATCTCCTCATAGGTGTCTACACACCATTTCATTTGATCGTCAATTTCTTTCATTTTGTTTTTCCTTGAATAATCTTTTTTACTCGTATGATACCCCGCCCCAGTCTTGTTGCGCGAGTACTTCGCTACGTAATTCTGTTTTTTCATTACTTAAATCCCTTAGTAGGCATACTTGCCCATCTATTACTCGACAGGTAAACCTGTCTCCCTCGTTCCATTTTACCTGTTCCAAGGTTATGGGATAGTCTTTGTTTGAGAACTGTAGACCTCCTTCACCTGCTCGGAAATGGTAATCTGCGAATAAAACTGTTTGTGAAAAGTCGCTCATTTGAGCCTCCTGTAATCTATTGTTGGTGATTCATAATCGAACCATTTTAGCAGCGCTAGTTGATAGACTGCTGTTACACTGTTTACTTCATATAGGGATGTTGGTTCTCCTTTTCCAAGGACGAAAGTTCTTCCGTCTTCTACTATACCAAAAGGTTCTAAATCAAACCAACGCTTTCTTCTTTCCTCAGTATCATTTTCGGGCGAACCTACATATGAGTCGTCACGTAACGCGAAGTCATACTGATCGCTCTGCTTCGGCGCAGTGCGGTGTTGCGCAATCCAATGTATAAGTCGTTCACCATTTAGGTCTCTAATAATCGGCTTAATATTGGTAAAAGTGTCTGAGTACTCTTTTCTGCTAGAAACTGTATTATCTAGCACCCATGCTACTAATCTTGTTGTAGGCATGGCTTCTTTTAAAAATAGTCTGTTTACGCCTGGGTGTACAAACATTTCGTTTTTACTTCTATCTGCCCAAACGATAATAGGGTCTTTAAACCCTTTCTCTCTGACTGAATCTATAAATACAAAGACTCTAAGATAGAATCTATGTGCCTGTCTTTCTAGCCAGAACTTTACGTGTGTTTTTTGAAATGTAGGATTTGTTTTGCATATTCGCATAAAGTTTTCATCTACATCACACGCAAAGAAGCAGAATCGTCCCATGTGTTGGTTACTGTACTTCACAGGTCATCTACTCCTTCTCCACTCATTTGTTCTTTTAAATCTGCTTTTTGGTCTGGGTCTAGGGCAGAGTTCGGCCCAATCTTTAGTGTTTCCCAGTCAATTTCTGATACGAAACTTGCCATCTCTCCACTACGCATTTTGTTACATTTCAACTTGATACAGTTTTCTTCCTTACCCCAATGTTCTAGTGTATAGGATGCGTCTACGGCATCTTCGATACCTTTAGAGAATCTTACTTCTCCTTTTGGATTTGTTTGTACTGCGGATATGACTAGCACTTCTTGGTCTTGAGCCAAGGCTTTCAAGCCTTTGGAAATCTCAATCTGTTCTGTCCAGTCATACTGTGAAGAGCGACCTGGAGCATTGTGTCGCTTAACTTGGTTTAGGTAGTCCACAACAACCAGACCTAAGTCTGGATATTCTACTTTCTTTTGACGAACTGTACTGATAATCTTAGCCAACGTGAGACTAGGATCGTAATAGACATCTAATTGAGCAGTCTTCTTCATTTCACAGCTGCGGGTCATTTCATAATGAAACTTGTCAAAATCAACTGACAAGTCAAAATTCTTGGCAATCTCACGACCGCCTTCGAATCTATCTGCCCACCACTCACCCAAGCGTTTCCACTCCTTCTCGAAGAGGTTACGCTTGATGAGTCGTCCTAAAGGAACACCAGTCGACATGGCTGCCATACGTTGCAGGATGGACTTGCTGTCCATCTCGATGGTGAAGTAGAGTGCACTTCGTCCTCTCATTGTGGCATTAACTGCCATATTACAACAAGTAAAGGACTTACCGTGACCTCGTTGAGCTCCCACAATGACCAGGTCTTTGGGAGAGAATTGATAGCTTATATCATAGTCTTGGTTTAGACCAAGAGGTAGATACTTAGCTAAATCTTCTTCAGAATCGAATAACTCAATAGTTTCCATGGTTTCGTTGTCCTTGGAAGTATTGACACGATCCTGAACTTGTACGACAATCTCTTGGAGAAAGTCGATATTTTCTTTCGCATCAGCGACAGAAATCTTTGAATCTATAAAAGATTCTAACTTGGTGAGAATCTCTGACTGCGTGAATGAGTCCTTCAAATATTCTAGTAACTCAAACGCAGATACATCAGTCTCTACAGCTTCTATCGCAAAGATTTTCTCTTGTAACTCTCTACTCCTAACCTCATACTTTAAATCTTCAAAAGTAGGCAAAGCATGAAACTTGTGGACGTGCTTATCTATTAAGCTCCACAGCTTCTGGTACTCGCCTTCTGGAAAATAGTGTTGCTGGAGTTGATTCCAAGTTACGAAATCTCCTTGCGATAAAATTTGTTTCAGTAATGCACTTTCTACAGTCATATTCCCTCCCAAGAAAAAGCAGGGGTGTTTCCACCCCTACTTACTTGACATTAGAAAGTTATTAAGATTGAACTCTTTCTTTTCTAGCTGAACCGTCGTAGTCAGCGCAAACTAAACCACGTCTTGTAAGCATAGTTTTTACACCTCTTACAGTCTTGCCGATTTCATCAGCAATTTGCTCAACAGTCATTCCATCGATTTCCAAGTCAGCTAAAGGATCAGCTTTGCCAGAACCTTTTGTTTCTGCTTGCTTAGGAATTGCATTGATTTCACCAGCTCTTAGAAGAGATAGTGCTTTACCTCTGATAGAGTTTACACTTCTACCTAGAGATTCTGCAATCTGCTCGATGAAAGCGCCATCATTTACCATGCCAATAAATGTAGCTTCTTCGTCCTCGCTATAAGTCTTAACAGACTCAACTTTAGGAGCAGGCTTAACATGCTCTGTAAGTTGCATAGAAAGGATTTTACCTTGGATAGACTTAGCACTGAATGCTCCGCCTTCAAAGTTTTGTGCGATCTCAGCATAAGTGTAAGATCCGCTATTGTCTTGCACAAAGTTTGCAAGTGTAGCTTCTTGGTCATCACTAAAAGACTTAGTGTTGCTTGAAGAAGCAAGCTCTACGTCGTAGCCCATCTTTCTAAGTTTAGAAGATACTGATCTAACTGAAGTTTCTAGTTCTTCAGCAGCATTTGCTACAGTTGCCTGTGATACAGGACTTTCATTTCCAACAAAAGACTCTAGAGCAGAAGTTCTTTCATCAGTCCACTTTGGTAGTGCCATTTAATTCTCCGTTAAAAAATTGTTTAAATTAGTTACTATTATGACTCCTCGTTCCCGAGCAGTCTGCGTTTTAGCCGACTCAATTCCTGACTCATTAACGAGATGAGTACAATCCTTTGTCAGGCTAGATTTTACGGCATAGCCGTGTTGTTCCAGAACTTCCGTTGCAGCGGCTTTCGTAGGATACGAACTGAGCCGACCACTTATGCAGACTGTGCCGATAGTTTCAACAATTTTCGTAGAAACCTTCTTCACTTCAAAATTGAAGGGAAGTAATTCGTCTAATGCGTTTGCATAAAATTCTTCGTCTAACCAATTAAGTAGGTTAGCAGTTGCTTTCGGGCCGATACCCGCTTCACTACAAGTTTGTGCTGTGATTTCCTCAATGTGAGAAACTCGTTCGCATAGTTTCTTGGAAGCTGATCGACCAAAAAGCGGAATTGCAAAAGCTGGTAGTAATGTTTGCAAATCTACTGATTTTGACTTCTCAATCTCGGAATGCAACTTACTAGCCAGCTTTTCAGAGCCTAGTCTTTGGGATATATCCTCAACAGAAAGCTCGTACAGTTCTGGGTAATCATCGACCTCTAACTTCCGAATGGTAGCAGGGCCGAATCCTTTGATTTTCAATAAAGAGCCGAAATGTTCTAGCTTTTTAGTCCATTGAGCTGGACACATCTTGTCGAAGCAATAGAGTAAGTCGTTGACAAACTCAAGTGCGCCGTCACAAGAGGGACAGTTCGTAGGAGCTAAAATTTGCGTCATTGAATGTTTTTTCCTTTCTTTATTTTATATAGAATATTATACTGAAAATTTAACCTCTTGTCAAGAACTATTTTTCTGTTCCTGACTTTCTTTTTCGGGTTCAAAAATTTCATCGTCTTCGTAGACATAGGTGTCATGGACATAGTTTTTCTCCAACTGTCGCTCAAACCACCATGTTTGTATTCTTTTAATTAATTTTCTTATTAGTTTCATCGTTTTTTCTCAAATAATGCACAGGATGTAATCGTATCGTTATTTGACATATATCCTTGCACGTCTACCCTTTCATAAGGGTCGTTTATGTTATTATGAACTACTTCACTCATAACATATATGTGTTTGTGATGGTTAAACTTGTTTGTAGCATAATCGTCTACAAGTATCCATCGTACTCCAGATTTTCTTGCAGTATCCCAATCTTTCTTAAATGTTGTGGGATAGTGGTCTCCGTCAATAAATATCATGTCGTATGCACTCATGTAATTGGGAGTAAGTAAGCGGGAATCTATCTTTGTAAAACTAAAATTAGGGTATAATGCTTGCATTTTATTAGCACATTCTTCAGTATATTCGTGGAAACAAATATCAACAGAATGATATGTAACCTCTGGAAAGTTATTTAGCCATAAATAAGCACTGTGTCCTGCATTAAATCCTATTTCTAGCACCCGCTTGGGTTTTGTCCTGTTATAGATTCGTCTAAAGATTATTTCAGTTATCTCTAGTAATTCTAGGTGACCTTCTGCAACGTCACCGTCATATATCTCACTCTGAAACTTTTTTAAGAGCTTCATAGTCTTTTAAAATTCTTTCTGCCATAGCTGCATGGCCTTCTTCTAATGGATGCCCTAGTTTACCTAGTGGAAATCCACCTTTTCTAGTTGTTTCAAAGAATCCATCTTCATTTAAGAAAGGGAGTTCTTCGAGTACTTGTTTTTTGTCTAAATCAAGAGAACGCCACATTATATTGGCTGCTTCCCATGTTTCAGTATTTAATACTTCAAGTATAGTTGAGTAGTGCATTTTATTCCACGTATAATGTAGTTGTGGAATACCTTGAGCCTGTAAAAAATACTTCACTGCAAGCATACAGTTTATAGTGTCTTTTAGACACCATAAAAGATTTCTTGTTAACATAAAATCTCTGCCATATTTTCTAAATTCAGGAGATACCCATGGGTCATATTTTACTTCTGAGTTTATGCCTGGTAGAAGTGTCTTTGGGTCGTACTTCATTTCGTTCCAATTTACATTTTGCCAATGATATGGAAACTTTCCTTTATATACAAAGTTATCCTTTGCACCGTTTAAATGTTCCCATCTATTTATACCAGTCCACATTATGATTGCTAGTGCAGGTTTTTCTCTGCCTACTTCAAATCTATTTTCTGCGAAATCTACTACTGCACCATTAGCATACTGTCTGCTTTTAATAGTTACTTCTTTTCTTTTTTCTATGTAGTTTACACCACCTAAAATAGCATTGATTGTAGTTCTCTGTATTCTTTGGTTACTACCACCTATCTTCCCTTCATTACAATCGAACATACCAAGTTCTTTTGCAACGAGATTAGACCATCTAGCTATTCTAGAAGGGTCTTTTAATTCATGTCCTACTGCGAAACTGCATCCGTTGGTAAATAAGATACTCATGGAGTATATGCTTTCCCTCTATCCACTATCAAGAATCCATTGATGTGGTCTAGTTCATGTTGAACTTTTCTTGCTTCAAACCCTTTGAATTTACGGGTTACTATATGAAATTTATCTTCTACTAATGTGACATATCGAAGTTCTACAGTTCTAGCTCTTTTTACTCTAACCATTGTATTAGGGCAGCTTAAACAACCTTCCCAATCTGCTTTGTAAGAAGAACCTAATTGTACTCTAGCAGGATTTACAAATAGATGTCCATTTTCTTCATCTCCTACATAGAAGATTCTATAAGGTAATCCTATTTGGTTGGCGGCAATACCAACACCGTTTGCCTCTACCATTGCTGAAACTAATTTTTCTTTTATTTCTTTTAGTTCTTCAATTGAGCCATTCCACTCATCACATTGTTTTCTTAATTCTGTTTTGTTTGTTACTATCAAAATACCCTCACTTTATATTTTTGTTCAAATGCTTCTGCGTCTTCCCAAGTGTCTACCATTGGCATACCTTTGATGTTTAAACTTGTATTTAACAACATAGGTACTCCAGTTCTAGAATAGTATTCTTCAAGTATGGGTCTCAGTGCGCTAGGAGAATCGGGATGAACAACCTGTACACGAGCACTTCCGTCTACATGGGTTACACTATCATAATCGTGTTTAGCCCATGCAGTAAAACTCATGTAGGGGTTCGCCCATCCATCAAAGTATTCTTCGTAGTATTCCGAGAGTATCGCGGGGGCAAAAGGGCGAAACTTTTGTCGTTTTTTAATTGTGTTGACGCGATCCCGAATGTTGTAACGGACATCGCCAAGCAAGCTCCTATTACCAAGCGCACGAGGTCCAAATTCTGCTTTTCCATTTGCTACTCCTGCCACTTTATTTTTTAATAATTCATCTACTACTTGTATAGGGTTAAGTGGTCTATCTATATTTGTCCCTAAAAAGTTGTGCTGCATTAGTGTCTTTCTTTTTGTGTGGGCAAGGGCAGCACCCAAACTTGCACCAGCATCGCCTGGATTTGGCATTACCCACATCATGTCGAACATTTCTCTAATCTTAGAGTTAGCGACACAATTAAGAGCAACACCACCAGCGTAGCAAAGGTTTTTGCCGTACTGTTGTGCAATAAGCATAATCTCTCTGATTTTGAACTCCAAGTGCAACTGCGCTGAAGCGGCTATATCATATGGATGACAGCCTTTGAAATCATCTAACGAGAAACCTTTATGCCACTGGCCTGGAAAGCACCATAACATATCTATTGTGGGTTCACCATAAGCGGCCATACCCATTGTGATATATTCATCTTCGTTTGGTTTCAAACCAATACGCTTGGTGATTGCCGAGTAGAACAGGCCAAGACTATTCGGATATTTTTCACTCCAAACTTTTTCCAAATTTCCATTTTTCACTGTCCATATCGAAGAAGTATCCCATTCTCCGATCGCATCAATCACGACCACTACGACATCATCATCAAATGGCGAAGTATAGTAGGCTGAAGCTGCGTGGCTTTCGTGATGTTCTCGGTAATACGAATACCGATTATGAATTTTTGGATTAAGAGATGATTGACCGAAGGCCAGACGTCTTTCGTTCTTCTGTTCGTAGTCCTCATAAAAAACCCGCACATCTGCGTCTAATTCCCGTAAATATTTTCCAAGGAATCTATCGTTTTTTACTTTGGAATGGCGTTCAGCTTCGGAAGCGTAAAGAATCCCGTTGTCGTCTACCAAAGCGGTAGCGGCATTATGAAATCCTTCACTTATTCCTTGAACTATCATTTATCTTTTGGTAAATCCTTCCACTTATAAAAGCACTTGGTAGGATGATGCCAATACCATCCTAGTTCAGTAGCGTCTTTCGCTTCTTTTAAAAAGTCGTAGGTGGGCAGTCTGTATTTCTGTCCGTATTTATAAAAATATTTATCTGTTTGGGTCAAACTTAATTACTCCATTAAAACTAGGAAAATAAAGCCAGACATATAAATGAGCTGGCTTTAGTCTCTTGATTGTTGCAAACCACCATTCTTCAGGTTTGCAATTTACGTGTAAGTTCCTACCATCAGGAAAGGTTTTCCACGCGGGATTACAAGCTATACTAAATAGTACTGCTTTATTAGTGTAATTAAAAATCTCTGTAAGAGTAGAATCACACTGGTCTTGCTCTACGTGTTCCATGACATCTGTACAAATTGTACAGTCAAATGTAAGCCCGTGGGGTTTTTGGTCAATGCCAGAGACCCCAGGGTCATACATAAATGGACGTTCAATATTGTACTTCTTATGAAGTTCTTTTTTAGTCCATTGCCATCCCTTGCCACAACCATAGTCTAGTGTAGTATTAGGTTGGAAAGTTTTGAAAAATATTCCAAGCTTAGCTTCCATGCGGTCAGTAATAACTGAACCTGTCATCGCTTTCGGATTATTTGCATGGAGCTTTTTATACTCCTCTATAATATCTACCATTGGTTGTGTCTCGGGTCGGTCTGTTGTTTGATAATCTTGAACTCGTCAAGTATTTTACTATCAATATTGAAACACTCGGTATGTCCGCCAAATTTATGCTCAGGTTTGAACTTATCATGTGCGAACTTACGATGAAGCATTTGCTCTAAGCAAAATACTTCGTAGAGTGAACCGTGATACGTTCTCTGTATACGAAGGTCGTAACCTTTGAATCCTCTAGCACGTTTAACAACATGACGCCAGTCTTTGCCGCTGGCAATGCCAACTTTAATACACTCGCGTTCGTATGTCTTTTGGTTTACTAGAATGACACCATACAGTACACCATCACGTTCCCTTTCTTCGGGACGAGAGGCAAAGTATGTTTCATTATAAACACCTACTGACATTATGATATACCTGCTAGAGTGTTGACAATTCCGATACCTAGAATTGCAACTGCGGCTGTATTGAGCATGATTAATGCTCTATCTTTCCACATAATCCCTACCCATAGCCAACCTGCGCATCCTACAAAGGACATACATAAGTCTATGAAAGGGTACTGTTGAGCACCACGTAAAACCATAGCGCCTAGGAGGATAAAAGAGGCTGACCACTTTACGAACCAAGACAGGTCGAAGGGCAACTTACTCTTAAGTAATCGCGCAGCTTTCTGTTCTTCTTTCTTAATGTGTATTTTTTTCAACTTCATCTAAATTCTCAAAGGCTTCTAATAGCATTTCAAAGGTTTCTTCATCTTCTTCGATTTCTTTTCTGAAATCTTCGTACTCCATTGCCCTCTGTCCAGCTGGCACATGGAGTAGGTATACTCGATAAGCATTCGCAAGTTGTTTCTCGGTATATAGCATCATACTCGCCTCACAACTTTAGGAATGATTTCTCCACTTCGTATAATTTCAACATTACAACCAATCTCAAGGTCTAGTTCACGAATAAATGCAATATTGTGAAGAGTCGCACGAGAGATAGTCGCACCATTGATTTCAATAGGTTCGAGCAACCCCGTTGGGGCTACGATACCAGACTTGCCAGTATTCCACTCGACGCCTATGAGTTTTGTAACTACACCAGCTTCACGCTTCTTGAAAGCGTAAGAACCTCTTGGGTGATGTGCTGTATGGCCCAGTGCGTCAAAATAACTGTAACTATCGACCCTGAACACCATTCCGTCATGAGGAAACTCACTGTAGTTTTCGTGTGTAATTACTCGAAACTTGCTGCCTAAGTAATTCATGTCATCTGCCCAACTATCAAAGTGGTAAGGTTGCATGGCATAGGCAACAAATGTCAAATCACGTTTTTCGAACTCATCAATACTTTTCAGATTGAGAGCACCCGCTGCATAGTTCCTAGAGTTTTCAATACTCTTAGGAGCAACAACCTCCCCCGTGATTGACGT